TCGTACTATGTCGATTACAAAACATTCATCGATAATACTTAGTGCTATGAGCATGGCGAAGGACAGATTGGTAGGTCTGGTTGAGCAATCCCTTTCTGGTTGGCTCGACGCTCCCTTTCAGGACAAGATGTTAGATCATTCCACATACCTCATGGGAGGTAGAAGAGTGAAACTCTCTAACGATTTTGTCGTGAATGTCACACAAAAAATAAAACAAAAGAAAAAGCCCTTTGTATCACAAGATGCGTTGACTGGAGATGACGCGTCAGTCCAGGAGGACTCGAGAGGAGAATGGAATTCCCTTTTCGAGAGTGCTGCTTCAACCGTTGACTGTATCTTTTCGGAGATCGTGGTCGCCTTTGAGCCGAAGCATTGGAAACGTCCAGATTCGGAAATTTCGGATTTGGCTTCGTCCATTTTGGTATGGATGGATTTGTTCTTTTTGGGTATTTGGGATAAGAAGCTGAAGCATTCGATCAACCACCTCTTTGTAAAATTAGAGAATGATTGTCATTCGGATCCGGCTGACTTTACCGAGTATCCTGAGAAGTTTGAGTCCTTCCATAAGGATGGTTTCCTGCTAGTAGGTGCATTGGGCAGGTCGGTTAGGTTTGTGCTCTCGAGGGGAGTTAGTAAGACTCTTTCTCGAGTGGGTCGTTGGTCGCTCCTTCAGGGATTAAAGAAGGGGTTGCCGCATGTGAGCGCTAAGCGCGTCCTGGAGAGTGCGTACAAACACAAAGCCGCTCTCTCGAAAGAGGAGAAGTCGACTGAAGCCATGTTGTCAGCAGTTGAACGTACAACGAAGGAACTCTTCAAAGGTGTAGAGTTGTCCTTGTCTGAACCATCTGATCTTTTCACATTCTCGCACAGTTCGTGCGCTGAGTTGGGAAAGAAAGATGATGGAGTGAACGGTTGGGCCATCCAATCCGTGTACGGTACACTGACAAATGAGCAGGTCTTCTCTCTTATCTCGGGAGAGCAGCTGGTACGCATGGGCTATAACCCCCATTTGGGGGTCCAGGAGCTCCACGGTCCCTCGATACTCGCGTGCGAATTACTGCGAGAATTGAGGCAACCGGGCGTTTGGCAATGGGACGAAACCGTGTCGAAGAGCTGGGAGGAGCCGGAGGGCGGGGGATGCAATCACCAGTACGATTGGGAGTGCCACAAACATGGCACTTTCGATTACTGCTGGGAACGCAGATGGGGTGATGTTCAGCGAGAACGTTTTTTCTTTTGTGTTTTGAAATCGGAGCTTGCTTCGA